CCATCATCCGATCATCGTATAAGGCACAAGGTCGAAATTTCACCAGTTCCTATTACAACACCATTATTTACAAGCATGCTGCAAGATGCTTTTGGTGATACCTACTTGGATCAATCAAGGCAACTTCAGCAAATGCTAGGGTTAGTGCTGTTTGGTCTGCAGCATAAGACTCAAAAATGTGTATTTTTAAAAGGCAAGGCTGGCAGTGGCAAATCAATTTTGCTTAAAATCATCAGCAGCATATTGCCCAAAGAGAGTATATCTAATGTATCACCGTTAGAACTCAATCAAGACACCAAAAGAACGATGCTAAGTGGTAAAAGAGCTAACCTGTGTGGTGAAATTGATAATTCAATGGCGATACCAGCAGCCGAGTTCAAAATGCTTACCGGTGATGACACGATCACAGGCCGGTTCTTATATCAAAATCCGTTTACTTTTACATCGAAAGCAGGTAACTGGTTTAATGGTAATAGCTTTCTAAGTACAAAGGATCGAACAGAGGGTTTTTGGCGCAGATGGTCGATTATCGAGTTTTTCCACGGTAAACCGACTGACCAGCGTGATCCTGATCTGGCAGACAAAATAGTCAATACCGAACTAGCCGGAATTCTAAACTGGGCTATAGATGGCCTAGCAGATTATTTGCAAAACGGATTGCACCAATCAGCAACACATTATAAAGCTTTGGCAACTTGGAAAGGTGAAGCCGACTCTGTACTGGCATGGTTAAAATCTGATGATTGCGCTTTTGTAGAATCAGTAGGCGCATCAAATCAGGAACCAGTAAGACGTGCTGATATTTACGAACCATACCGACTATGGTGCATGATCAATGGTTACAGAACACCAGCTTTAAAAAAGAATGTTTACAACAGCATGGAAAATACCGGACACCAGACCGTTAAAATAGATGGACACTATGTATACAAATCATTGATACGTAAACCTACCTTTTTACCAGTAGTCAAACTGTCCTGTGTTAATTGATAACTAGACACACTGCCACTTTAAGGGCATTAAGGGCATTTTTTTTACATAAACTACACACGAGAGAAAATTAAGAGGGTAAAATAGAATAAGAGAATATAAAAAATATATACAGGGTAAGGTAATAGTTCTTGAGGAAATGCCCTTAATGCCCTTAGCGTTTCTATCGTTACTTATTTGCCGTGGGATCTAACTGTCTTTACTTAATGTCTTGCAATTGCCCCTCAGATATATTTAACTTCCATGTCAGTTTTATTCTGGCGTGGATTAGTAGATATAAATTATAAAGGACTTAAAAATGAATAAAGTGTTATTTGTATGCGTCGTTGCTATAGCTCTCGGTGGATGTATGAGTATTGGAAATCAAACATTGAAAGCTGAAAACGAACAAACAATCAGCGAAAAAATGGTAGAAGGTACAACCACTATGAACGAAGTAAGAAGTATGTTTGGCTCGCCTTTAGAAACAAATTTTACTGACGGTGGTTTGGAAATATGGAAATATGTATTAAGCGATGTTTCGTCTGATGCCATTAATTATATCCCGATTATTAACTTATTCGGCGGTAGCGCTAGCGGAACTAAGAAAGAGTTAGTTGTCTTATTTGACGATAATAACATTGTTAAACGTTTCGCTATGGCAGAGTCTGATGTCAAAACTAAGACCGGTTTCATGAACTAGGTTCAGCTCACAACTTCATGTCTATATCAAATCACCATTGCACCACGTGATCGATAAATATTTTGCTCCTGCAAATCTGACATGTAAGTAAAAAACCCAGTAAGACTGGCAACAACCGGATCTATCTTATTGGGTGCTTTTTTCTTATTCGGTTTAACATTACCTGCCGCATCCATATCAATTACCATATTTGAAATGGCCCAGTTCATAACAGGGTTGTTGTCGTGCATAATGCGCTTTGATGCAACATAGGTCTCGTACTCCTTACAAGCAGGTGACATTGAAGCAAACCCTTGACCTACTTTTTCGGTAGTAAAACCATGTTGCTGCAGTTGTGTGGTTAAATAAGTGGCGTTCCATGAGTCATATGAAATAGAAATCACATTATATAATTCACCTAACTCAATAATATCGCGCTGTATCACGGCATAGTCGACAATATTGCCTGGTGTGGTGTGAAGATAACCGGCTCGTGTCCATGCAGCATAAAAGTTGCGGTTCTTATTGTTAGGATCGTGCAGTGTCGATTCAGGCACGTAATACCGACCAATGATTCTTAAATTATCACCATCAGGAAATAGCATCACCACAGCCGTAATATCGGACTTACTCGATAGATCTAACCCTAAATAACATTCACGGCCTTTAAGTTCATCTATGCTGAAATCAGATGCACAGGCCTTCCATTGGGCTGGCTTTATCCATTCTTGATCGCCTTGGCACCATATATTGAAACGCTTTGTTAATACTTCGGTCCATGTGCTAGGCAATCCCTTTGCTCTATCCACTTGCGTGATTAGTTCATCACCCAATACCGACACATCAAGGTTAGGATTAGCTTTGATCCACGTATCAGGCTGTTCAGTCTCTTTTTCATCGTCCAGTGAATAAATAATGCCAAAATAACTATCATCAGTGGCTTCACCGGATAATATTTGCTTCACATAGGCGTGTTGCTCCATACAAGCCGATAATGTGTCACTGCCTGCCGTTGTGATGGCAAATAGCATCGCATTAGGCCTTGCGCCCATACCAAGTGATAAGGCCGTATAGACGCTATTATCACTATGTAGGTGGTATTCGTCGACAATGGCGCAACTAGGGTTAGTACCTTCAATAGTATTGGCCTTAGCCGCTAAGGGCCGCATAGTTGAATTGCACTTAGGCTCTACCATGTGATGTTGATAGGTTTTGATGCGATCCTTGAATGCTAGCTTGACCATTTGCATGGCATCGTCGAATACAATCCGCGCTTGGTCGCGTGATACCGCTGCAGTAAATATGTCTTGCTGGCTTTTTTCACAGAGTAAGAACCAATTGGCAATAATGGCAGCTAATGAACTCTTACCGTTTTTCCTTGGGACTTCGACGTAGACAGTGCGGTATTTACGTTGCCCGTTATCAATACGGATAAAACCAAATATATTGGCTAGGATAAATGCTTGCCAGCCTTGTAATTCTATCCGTTGACCACGTAAATGGCCTTTAACGTGTGGACATAGACCAGCAAACTTGATTACCTTGGCGGCTTTAACTTCATCGAATATATACAGGGGATTTTTTAAGTCGGTATAATATCTATCAACTGCTTGCTTGACCGTTTTACAGGCCAGCAATTCACCTGATTGTACGGCAACTGCGTAATCACTCCATAAGGTCATCTAATGGATCTCTGCTAGCTTCAATGGGTAATTTATCACGCAGCAAGGCACCAAATTTAATCATCAGCTTTTGCGCTTCAGTCAGTACCTTAAAAGCTGGGTTTTGCCCGCGTGTTTGATTGGCATTCATCATCAAAAATAGACCGTTTTCATTAATATCTTCAATGGATTGGCGGTATATTGCATAGTTTGTGCAATAACACTCTAGCCAAGCCCAGTCTTGATCTGTAATGTCACTACAAACTCGCAACACAGGTGCATACTTTTGCCATTGATTACGCGCATACTTATCGAAATAGCTGGGTATTCTCATGCTAACCCCCTATATTTTTCAGGTCGTGAGTATAAATGAAAGCATAGTAGCGATAGCGCGGCCAAGTTCATCACGTTGTAGACCCTCCCCGTACACCAAAACCTTTTTTATCAACAACTCTAGTTTTCCAGCTATGGCAATCACGACATAGTGACTGGTGGTTTGCTTGAACGTAGAACAAGGGATCATCAGCACCATTGACAGGCTTGATATGATCAACAACGGTGGCAAGTGCAGATACCTTGAACTCCAAGCAGCGAACACACACAGGATGCATAGCCAAGTAGTATTTTCTATATCTACGCCACTTATGATCATAGCCTTTGTAATGGCTAGGCAATCGCTTATCAATACGGGTACTGTGGTTTGAACAATAGCTACCTTCACAAACACGCAAAGGACAACCGGTAAAGCTACAGCGTTTCGTTTCCATCATCATTACCTTCAGATAGTGCTTCGCCTTTCTGTATCCAAGACTGACTGAACTCATCACCACCGTCACGTGGTGGCATATTCTCAGCACGTCTAACTTCATTAGGACACATCACGCCATTACGAATAGCTGCATCATAGACTTCATAACGTTCAGTAGAATTAGCACGTAGTAGATCAGCCGTGTTGAATTCGATTATAGTATTGGGACGGTATCTATCAGACAGTAGTTTATTGGTGCATTCTTGCTGTATGTTGGTTAACAATGGTCTCAACGTTTGCCCTAAGAATGCACGGCTGGCTTCGGTAAAGTTTGCATATGAGCTATTTGAATAATCTTGCAAGAAGATAGGCGATAGCTTAAACATCCTAGCCACATCAACCACAGAGAAATTACGTGCATCTAGCCATTCGGCATCCTGATTAGATAGGCTGATTGGCTTAAACTTCAAACCGTTTTCAAGCAGTAAGATTTTACCAGCATTAGAACTGCCGGTATTAGCTGAAGCAAGCGATTGTTTAAGACGATTAATGTGATTCTCATCTTTGAACATGTAATCCGTTTCGAAAACACCTGAAGGCCTTACACCGTTCTTGAATAGGTTCGCACCGTGATCTTGCTGCGCTAATCCTAGACCGATGGCTTCACGGCATATTTGAATAGGTGATCGACCCTCGATACCATCATCGGTATGATATTTAAGATGCAGCATTTCTTCTTTGAGCAGGTTCTTGAACTTGCCGTTTTCAAGCGCAATTTGATAGCCTAATAATTTGCCGTAGTCTTGGCGAATGATCACGCTTTCAGGATGCAATAATACAAGCTGATTAGGTTTACCGGTGCCGTCATATTCAATACGGGCGAAGGCATTACCACGTAATAACATAGATCGCATCAAGGCCAGCTTAAAATCATAAGCGGTCACACCGTTGTAATTAGGCGATTGATTCAGCAAGCGTTCAATGTGATGGTTCTGTGCGCGTGTTCTCACATCGTTTGATTGGTTGTACACATGCACCGGTAAACTGGCAACCGCTTCAGCTAATACTGATACAGCACAATGCACTGCAGGTAATGCTTGTGCCGTTCGTGAATTGACAGCTTGGCCCGATGCAGTATCAACACCTAAGCCAAGGCGATGCAGCACATCATGGTTATTATTATGTGACCGCTTAAAAAAATTAAACATCAGATACGCTCCATTAGATCGAGCCGTTGTTTGTGGTGAATAACCTGGCCCAACTGCAGTGATCGCATAGCTACGGCTACATTTGTGGCTTGATAAGCTGGCATACTGGTAATGGTAATCTCATGCAGGACAGCGCGAGTAACGGTTCTAAGGGGCGGTGATTGGTCGTAATCCCATGTATCACCACCAGCAGGCACAGAGAAACCAAAGGACATACCGCGAATATCACCGCGCTCTATTGATACCATTAGATCACGTGCTGATTGAATATCAGGTGGTATTATTTCTACCAGTAGACCTTCATCATCTTCTGTAATATTAACGGTATTGCTGCTAGTGCGACCTAGCAATAACGTAGGTTGGTGTTCCACTAATGCCCGAATATCAGTATTCAAAGCATCTGTAAAAGCACCGCGTTGTATGATCTCTTTAAAGCCACCTAGATCTTCAGACAGTGAGCCGTACACAACTGGCCGACCCACAATCTTCTTACCAGACACCTTGAAATCGTGACTACCGCGCAATTCAAAGTTCATCATCTTAGGCCGCTTTTTTAAGGACTTTTACCGCGTTACTATCAACCAGACCGCCACCGACATAGCGAGTGGTTAGCATTTTGACATAACCAGGTTGCGTAATATTATCGCGGATCATGCGTGTACCAGTCGAATGGTCGATCACGTAGTAAGCCATTGCTAAGTCAGCCAGTACCACTTCATCATCAGCAATCTGATCGCTTATCACAACCGGCTTACCTAGTAAGGTGGTCGCTTGACCTTCTTGCACACCATCACGCCAAATGTAATCACCGTCATTATTTTTAACCTTGCGAAGAGATAGCGCCATTGCATCAGACATATACCACTTAAGATTATTGCGATACGGCACAGCTACCGCATGTAAGAACGTTATTAGATCATCAAAATCAATGACACCACTGGCAGCACTTGTTACTTCTTGCACTTCGCCAAAAGTACGGGCCGCGTCATTATCTGCAGAGCGTGTATAAGTTAAAATGCCTTTAGGTTTTTTCACTGCATCACCATTCCAAAAGGCTGATTCTTCTTTTAGCACGGTTTCAGTGGCCACTTCAGTAGCTAACCAGTCAGCCACATTAAAGCTAGACCAATCGAGTATTTCTTGTGTGGTCTTAGGATAGGCATACAAGCTATTTAGTTTGATCTCGAGTTCTTCTAACTTGCTTGTGTTGGTTTCGCTGCGTGTATCTGTTTCAGCCGCCCATTCAACAGACGTACCGCCTACTGATACCAGCTTTTTAAATACTTCGGAACCATGGCTTTTCACAGTGGCATTTTGTCTGAATACCGAGCGTTCACGCAATAACTTATGAATTTGACTATCCACCGTGGGAATAACAGTATAGCCACCATCGGCCTTTACACCGGCAGATAACGAACGTGCATCACCTGATTGTACGAATGAACGCAACTCGTCATTAGATGGGCCATTTGTTTGGGTACGTTGTTCACCTGATACCAATGAGCGTTCATGATCAGATACACTTTCTTCGGCTGTAATAGAATGATTGATAGATTCTATTTCTTGATTGATGGTTTTTAGCTGTTTATTGTCATCAGCAGACAGTGAACGCTTTTCTGTTTCCGCACCATCTAGGATAGAACGACTACTGGCTATCAATTCTGCTTTTTTTTGACGTAATTCGATTAGTTTTTTCATTGGGATACACTCTTAATGTGAATAAATACGCTATTAGAGTGAATATTATTTGCATATATTGAATAATTATGCAACTTATTGTTGATTTTAATGTATTTTTATGCAATATTGATAGTGTGTCTTTCAATTTGTCCTATTAGATGCACTCCTGTAAAGCCTTACTATGTGGGATACCTAGTAAGGTTTTTTTATGTATGATATTTATTAATGTGGTAATTTTAAGTAATGGCATTTTGTGCTGGTACATGAATTGGTACATGACACTTACATAGGATTACAAGCATAAAAAAACCACTCGTAAGTGGCTGTTTTATATGTATATATTGGTACGACTACCCAGACTCGAACTGGGGACCTCTACCATGTCAAGGTAGCGCTCTAACCAACTGAGCTATAGTCGTAATGCAATTAAGCGGAGCGCATCATAACGATGCATATAAAAATGCGCAAGCGCTTTTTTAAGATATTTTACGATGAGATCCCAGAAAAATAAGCTATTTCAGATTTATAAAGCATCAAAGAACTCATCTTATTTCTTAAGCCAGTAGGCTATAATTTCGCGGTAGAGGACGTCAAGGAGGCCACGCTTTAATGTTAAGTCACTTTTAGCCCTAGCCGAGTTTACAACCGAGATTTTCGGTGTAATTCTATTGGTTTGATTTTTGCATAATATCGTCGCATTGTACGTATTGTAAAAACGCTTCTGCAAGGCGATCAGATTGCTTAATTGT